TTAAATACTTTGAAACATTTAATATTAATATGGAAAGAGTGTTACATACACCATTGACTGACATTGAACAGTTGAAGTTTGATATCATGCAACAGTTACAAGAAATTAATCGTGGTGAACATTTGATTATTGTGCTCGATTCAATTGGTAATTTGGCATCAAAGAAAGAAGTTGAAGATGCTCTCGAAGGTAAATCAGTTGCAGATATGTCCCGTGCAAAGCAAGTTAAGAGTTTATTCCGCATGGTAACACCACATCTAACACTTAAAGACATTCCAATGGTTGTAGTGAATCATACTTACAAAGAAATTGGTATGTTTCCTAAAGATATCGTTGGTGGCGGCACAGGTTCTTATTACTCGGCTGATAACATCTATATTCTTGGTCGCCAACAAGAAAAAGACGGTACAGAAATTACAGGATACAACTTCATTATTAATGTTGAAAAGTCCCGTTATGTGAAAGAAAAAAGTAAAATTCCTATTTCAGTTACATTTGATGGCGGTATTCAAAAATATTCTGGTTTGTTAGATTTGCTTATAGAAGGAAACTTTGTATCAAAACCATCATCTGGTTGGTATGCAAAAGTTGACCAAAAAACTGGTGAAATAGGTGATAAGAAACGTTTTGTAGATACACAAACGGCTGAATTTATGGAACCATTTCTCACTGACATAAAGTTTAAAGAGTTTGTCAATCAAAAATATGGAATTGCTTATGGGTCAATTATGGGAGAAACTCCTGTTTTGGAAAAAATCAAAAGTGCTTGAAGAAGGTAAAGATTTTGCGTTCATAGAGTTTGAGGGTGCCGAGATGACCGGTGTTCAACTTTTAACCGGCAAATATGAAGATGTTGTATATCACTATGAAAAAGCACGAATAAAAGAAGAAGGCGAACTTGCTAGATTGCAATTTGGTTATACTATTGTTCATTCTGGTAAACACAATATAGACCTCTTGCAAAATGATGAGGAATTTGTTACAATTATGGGTGATATACTAACACAAATATTATTAAATAGAGCAAAAGCAGATGAACAGATTAGAACAAATAATTCTGAAGAATTTGATATACAATGAGAACTACACACGAAAAGTTCTACCATTTATTCGTTCTGATTATTTTGCCGATGATTCAGAGAGAGTAGTTTTTAAAGAAATTTTTGATTTTACAAACAAGTATAAAAATCTTCCATCACACGAAGCACTCATAATCAATATAACAGAAAACAAATCACTAACAGAACCGCAAGTTCGTTCAGCAATTGAGCTTCTAAACGAAATTAAACAATCAAAAAATGAAACTGCCGAAATGGCATGGCTGACTGAGCAAACAGAAAAGTTTTGCCAAGATAAAGCTATTTACAATGCCATTATGGAATCTGTTGGCATTCTCGATGAGAAAAACTCTAAGAAATCTAAAGGTGAAATTCCTAAACTTCTTGCTGATGCTCTTGGTGTTTCATTTGACAGTAATGTTGGTCACGATTACATGCAGGATTTTGATGATCGATTTGACTTTTATCATCGTGTTGAAACAAGAGTTCGTTTTGACCTAGACATTTTCAATAAGATTACAAAAGGCGGTTTGCCAGTTAAGACATTAAACATTGCACTTGCGGGTACAGGTGTTGGTAAATCATTGTTTATGTGTCATATGGCTGGGTCCTGCCTATCACAAGGTCATAATGTGTTATATATCACATTAGAAATGGCCGAAGAAAAAATTGCAGAGCGTATTGATGCTAACTTATTAAATGTAGATTTCAATGAATTGCATACCATGAGTAAGAATGATTATGAAAGAAAATTTCAGGTACTTAAAACAAAAACTCATGGCAAACTAATCATCAAAGAATATCCAACTGCAAGTGCTTCAGCACTTCACTTTCGTGCTTTGCTAAATGAACTTGCATTGAAAAAGAGTTTCAGACCAGATATTATTTTTATTGATTATCTAAACATCTGTTCGTCCGCTCGTGTCAGACCAGGTGGAACAGTAAACACATACACATATATTAAGAGTATTGCTGAAGAACTCCGTGGTCTTGCTGTTGAAAATAATTTACCAATTGTTTCTGCTACACAAACAACACGAAGCGGCTTCTCAAATTCAGATCCTGGTTTAGAAGATACATCAGAAAGTTTTGGTTTACCTGCAACTGCTGACTTTATGTTTGCTTTGGTAACCAATGAAGAATTAGAAGGTCTCAATCAAATTCTTGTCAAACAGCTGAAAAATCGTTATTCTGATCCAAATTATTTCAAACGTTTTGTTGTTGGTGTTGATAGGTCTAAAATGAGAATGTATGATGTTGAAGAAACGGCACAACAAGGCCTTTCCGATTCTGGCCAGGAAGATATACCTGATGTGCCATTGAATACCTTTGGTAACCGAGAAGCTAAATTCAATCGAAACTTTGGTGGTTTAAAAGTATGAGTTTGAATTACAACCAAGCCTTGCATTGTTCCAAGGTGTTCAAAGATTATTTTTCTGAATTCAATCGCATTGATGAATACATGCGTGAGCAAAAACTTAATTCTTTGGCCGAGTTATCTTTTGCCTTGCCTGGTTGTGGACCAGAAGAGGATTTGTTTTCTGATTTCACCATGTTACCAGAAGATATGAACTTTGCGGTTGTTGAACTCGAAGCACCAAAATGGCAATTATACTTAGATATTATATCTTCGCACAATAATCTATCGTCGCCCGGTCGTAATGTTCGCTTAGCTGTGTTAGAAAAGAATACAAAAAAGTGGGTTGGTTTTATTCGCATTGGTTCTCCAACGATTATGATGAAGCCAAGAAACGAACTTCTTGATTGTGTAATGACCAATGAATTAGAAACAACCAAATCATTTAATCGTGCTGCAGCCATGGGTTTTGTTATTGTACCAGCACAACCATTTGGTTACAATTATCTTGGTGGTAAATTATTGGCATCTATTTGTTGTTCACACGAAGTGCGTGAAATACTGAACAAAAAATATAGTATGAACACTTGCTTGTTTGAGACCACCAGTTTGTATGGCACCACAAAATCTGTATCACAATATGATGGTATGAAGCCCTATCTGCGGTTTGGTGGCACCACAGAATCAGATTTTTTGCCAATGATGCACGGCAAACCATATGACAATATCAAAAATTATGTTGAAGGTATTGTTGGCGAGTTTGTTCCTGCTGATGCCTCCAGTCGTAAATTAAAAATTATTAATACTATTATTGCCATGACTAAAGCAGCATTAAAAGAACATAAAGACGATTATGCAGCGTTTATGAACACTATTAATAAAGCCAAAGGTCTGACTGAAAGAAAGCGTTATTATTATTCGAATTATGGTTTTTCTAATTTTAAAGATCTGGTTTTAGGAAAAACAGATAAGTTGATCAAAGATAAAGAAAACTATGATAAATTTTATTTAATCAATATAATTGAGTGGTGGCGTAAAAAAGCATGTAGTAGATATACAACACTTCAGACAGAAAACCGTTTAAGGACAGAGATTGAGGTTTGGACTGGTGATAAGAAGATTGACATTATCAGGTAATTACAATAGGATAAATAACGAAGTAAATGCTAGGAGTTATATGAAAAACTTTAAACAGTTTATTTCTGAAGAAGTTAAGTTTTTAAACGAATCTGAATCTGAGGGTGCCAAAATGGAAGAAATCATTATTTCTTCTTGGAATAATACTCAACCTCCAGAAACAATTAAAATATCACCTCAAGCAGGAAAAAATATTGTTAATTTTTTAAAACAACAGGGTGTAACGGGTTCAAAAGCATATAAACTAAAAAACACCGAAGTTACTTCAGAATGGGCAGAATTTTGGAAACCAGAAGATGTGCCTGGAGCAACAAAAACTCCAAAAACTGATATTGTAATAGGCAATCAAACAATATCAGTAAAAATGGGAAATGCACAACTAATGTCTGGTGGAAAAAGAGAAGCAAAAGCTACTTTTTATGCAGCTATTAAAAATATTCCAAGTTTGCATGCAGATGAATTAGCCAAAAAAATATATTTTAAATTAGATCAGCTCAGCGAACTGTCGACCACAAAAAGTGGGACGGTAGAACAATCTTTGCAAAAAAGAAATGATATGATTCTTGAAAAAGCAAACAAAGTTAATCATGAAATAAAAAATATGTTACAGGATTTATTCAATCAAAATAAAGAATTTAAACATAATTTTGTATATGAAGCTATGAGCGGTGATACTAAATTTGGTGATTCAAAAGCTAAAGCTGTTTGGTTATTTTCCACAGATGTAAATGGTCAAAATAATAAATTTGTTAAAATAAAAAATAAACAACTAATAAAAAAAGTTGCTGATGCGACCGGTGTAGATTGTCGTTTTAAATCAATGTCTCAAAAAGTAAAACAAATTAAAACTGGTAAATATAATTATTTTGGTGTTGTTGGTTTGATAACTAAAAAATTAAAAGAAGAATTTAATTATTATGATGGTGTACTTTTGACAGAAAATATAATTACTGGAATTTTTAAAAAAATTAAAGATTTTGTCACAAATCTTTTAGAGAAAGTAATAGAGTGGTTAAAAGGTGGAATAAAAAGAATTATGGAATTTTTTCTTTTAGAACCGGAAGTTCAATTTAATAATAAAATAAATTTTTTGGAAATTTAAAAAATAAAGAATAAACATATTATAACTAAATTATTAACTGATTTGAGTGTTTCTGATAAAGAGATTAAAACAGGATAGCAACACTCCAAACAGAAAATCGTTTAAAGACAGAGATTTGGGTTTGGACTGGCGATAAGAAAATTGACATTATCAGGTAACCGTAGTAGGATAAATATATGGCGATGAAAATTCCTACTAAAGTTAATACTGATACTGCTCCAAAAATCTCTGGTGCTGGCGCTGAAGTTACTGCTTTGGCAGAATCATTACAGGCTTATGCCTGTGCTACTCGTCAACACTACGGTAAACCATTAGATGATATTTCACAGGTAACAGAGCAAACAATCGCTGACGCTGACTGTGATAGAACCTTAAAACAATGTATGAAAGGCTTAGATGAAAACTGGTTCACCAGTATTGTCAAAACAGCCAATCAAATATTTGAAGAAGTACCTGGTGCTAAAACAGGAAAAGGATTTAAGTTTTATCGTGGTGGCCGTTTTGTGGATTCTATCTACAATGAATGGCGTAGAATGAAAGATGGTAGTGGTATTACAGGTGATGATAAATGGAATCCTGCTGATATCTGGATGGTCAAAAAAGATTTTAAGTTGAAAACTGGATGGCCAACACTTGGAGATTATAACAGATACATTTATGATGAGTTTTCTAAAACAAATTTAATTGGTATTTCATTGAAGAAGTTAGACCCGAAAGCACCTAAAGCACAATCTAAAATTTACAATAACGGTAAACCATTAGTTGCATCATTTGCAGGTGTAAAACTTGGTATGAATATGTTTGATTCAAAAGACATTTACATACAGTTTAAATCAGAAGGTAAAGACGGAGAAATCCAACTTAGAAACTTTTCGAGCAGACCCGAACCATCTTCATGGCAAGGTGAGATAAAAGGTAAAACATCTGCTGGTGGTAAAATTGGCGGTGGTATTATTTTTGAAGGAGCTGTTGATGTGGGAGTTCAAAGAACTAAGTTAACTTTTCCTAGACAAACTCCAATTCAAAAACCAACAGAAGCAGAATTTAAAAAGTTTGCAACAATGTTTAAAGATTTATCTGATAGTAGAGAGAGTGTAGCAAATTTAATAACTGAAGCAAAAGCTGGGCATAGAAAAGATAAGACCTGGTGGATGTCTAAGTATATTGGTATTGACCTTATTTACACGATGATTAAAGAGAAAAAGATAGATGCTTTATGTTCATATATGTTTCAATATGCTTCATCTGCAACAAAGAACAGTAGCATTTTCATAAAGTATAGCTAATGAACTTCACAAAATTTTTAACCGAAGGCAAAGAAGGCAAAAATGTTCACCTCGAACATATTGAGGATGAAGTTCTTAATGGCGGTGTTGCTGGTGCTCGAAGTGCAATAAACTTTTTACAATCGCTTCGTGATATGTTGGCCGGTCACTCAGCGACAAAAATAAATATCACTACAAAATGGGATGGTGCGCCAGCTATCTTTGCAGGCATTAATCCAGAGAATGGTAAATTCTTTGTTGGCACCAAATCGGTTTTCAATGTCAATGCTAAATTAAATTATACAGATGCCGATATTGATGAGAATCATACTGGTGCTGAATTAAATCGTAAACTTAAAATTGCTCTTGCTTATTTGCCAAAATTAGGCATCAAAGGTGTTTTACAAGGCGATATGATGTTTACTAAGGGTGATATTAATAAACAAGTAATTGATGGTGAATCATATATTACATTTCAACCAAATACAATTGTGTATGCGGTGCCGTCTGATTCTAAGCTTGCTAGTTCAATGCTAAATGCTCAAATCGGTGTGGTGTTTCATACGTCATACACAGGCCAAAAAATGTCTGATATGAAGGCATCTTTTAATATTGATATCGGTCGCTTATCTACAACTAAAGATGTTTGGTTTCGTGATGCCTCATTTGTAGATACTTCAGGTTCTGCTACGTTTACAGAAGAAGAAACAAAACAAATTACCACAATTCTTTCAATAGCAGGTAGATTATTTCAAACAATACCTGCTCTGACACTAAATCGTATATCATCAAGTGAAGTTATTCTTACCTATATTAAAACATTTAATAATCAAAAAGTTCGTGAAGGTAAAAAAATAACAAATACGAAAACACATACATTAGAAATGATTCGTTGGATTGAAGCAAAGTTAAATAAAGAAATATCTGATGCCAAAAAAGAAGATACTAAACGTAAGCGAGCAACAGAAAAAACAGAGATTATGAGATTCTTCCGTAATAATGCTGGTACTCTTAGTTCAATTTTTGATTTGATGAATTTATTGGTTGACGCTAAGTTGATGATTGTTCGTAAGTTGGAAACAATTCGTTCAATTGGAACATTTGTTAAAACGGATACAGGTTACAGAATTACCGCACCAGAAGGGTTTGTTGCGGTCGATAAATTAAAAGGCAACGCAGTTAAACTTGTTGATAGATTAGAATTCTCACAAGCTAACTTTAATGCCGCCAAAAATTGGAGTAAGTAATGGCATACGATTTAAGTAAAATATTGGCAGAATACGGTGAAGATGACTTTGGTTTCTCCGCTGTATCAGAAGAAGAATATAATAAAGTCATTTCTGAAACCGTAAATACAGCAGAAGAATATAAAGCAAGATTAGACCAAGTAGAAAAACTTGTACTGCCTTTTTTTACAAAACTTTTAAAGACAGCTGATAAAGAATACATTTACTGGCCAAATCGTAAAACTCTTGTGGAAACACAAATTCAAAAGATTCTTGCATTGACGAGAGATTGATGTTTAAAAGTAAAGTAGATGAGGCGGCTTATGTTGGTAACATTGGTGCCATGGAAATGTTTAAATTTTATTCAGTTGCATCAAATAAACAAAAACAACAACTTAAACAATACATTAAAGATAAAAAAACAAAAGATGCTTGGAGTTTAGTTCAAAATGTTACAGGAACTAAACTTCATAAAAGTGTCTCTGAGGCTATAAATCCGGATATTTTACCTGTTGCTGGCGCAGGCCAATTAGGAACAAATATTCTAAGGCAAAATTATCAGAGCACAACGCCAGGTCAAAAAATTACCAGATTTAAAGATTACAAGAAACATAAGTAAATTATAGCAACTGAGGTTTATTATGAAAGATTTGATAATTGGCACAAGTACCAACTATGATTGGTC